AAGTAGAAATTGATTGTAATACTGGTAAACCAATAAATTACGACCCAAATTTAATTTTTATAGGTTGTGATGACAAAAAATAAATAAATATTAAAAAATGTTTTGATATTAAAATAATTTGTATATTTGCAAATAATTATTGTCGTGAGACAAAGATGTTTTTATGATAAATTTTAATTTTTCTATTGGTAGAAACCGCCCTACATACGTTGAACGTGATGTAAATGGCGGTTTTTTCTATTCTATTAACAATGCTTTCAAATCTTTATTTAGTAGCGGTTTTTCAGATAATGAAAAGTATGAAGTAATAAAATCCAATCCAGCCGTTTTATATGTGTTTGATTTTATAGCAAAAAACTACTCTCAAATGAAAATTAACGAGTGGCAAAATGATAAATTAAAAGAAAAAAACGCAATTTACACTATTCAAGATAAACCAAATCAATGGCAGTCCTGGACTGATTTTTTATATGATTATGCTTTTTATTATTGTCTAGGTAATGTATATCTGTACAAACAAGGCACAACAATTTATTGCATAAATCCTTTTGGCATAAAATTAACATCAAAACAAGAAAAAGATTTTAGTAAATTATCTTTTTCAAACTACGGAGAAAACACTGCTAAAAACATTAAAAAAGGTAATTTTGAGTATTGTGATGGTGCGGGTAATAAATATCAATTAGAATTATCAAATTTACATATAATCTCTGATTTATCCAATTCAGTTAGTGGTAGTTGGTTTCAGGCTAATAGCAAATTAGATGCTTTATATCAAATAGTTAAAAATTCAGATTTAACCACGAAAGCAAAATATATAAATACTGAATTTACTGGTAAATTTATTGTTGCGGGACAATCAGACCCGCAAAATATATCAGAACTACCACTATCTGCAGAAGAGCAACAAAGCATAAGAAAAAGCGTAAGGGGTAACGAGCAAGTTATACCAGTTAAAAGTAAAGTAGCAATTGAAAGATTTGTTTCAGATTTAAACAATTTAAAATTAGATGATAGTTTAATTGCGGATATTCATATAATTGGAATGCTTTATGGTTTAAGTAAAGATGTTATAGGCATTGCTTTGAATGGTTCTACTTTTGAAAATAAAGAAAAATCATTTGGGGCTTTTATAGATTACACTTTATCACCAATAGCAAAGCAAATGACTGATTTATTTGAGGGTTTATATGACAAAGAAGATTTGAGAGCGTCTTGGGAAGATATGCCATTTAATCAAGTCTTTAAAGCAGAAAAAGTAGCCAATCAAAAAATAGAATTAGAAAGTTTGAAATTAGCTCAAGAATTGGGTTTAAACCAAAAATTAGTAGATAACAAATTAAATGAAATTTATGGAAATTAGTGTGATCATAAAAAACATTGATTCAATGTTAGAAAATCCGCATCTAAATAAAAAGATGCGTGAACAATTAGAAAAGAAAAAAGATATTTTATTAAATAATAAAACAATTAAGAAATGATTTATTGCAAAGAATTAAACAAGTCTTTTGATGACAAAGAGCAAATGTTTAAAGAACTATCTTTAAACGAAACTTTGATTATTGATGCTAAAAAAACAGAAATAAAAAGCATTGATAAAGGGTTGCAAATTGTAACCAATCAATCTGAAATAGAAAAAGCCTTAAACACTCAAACAGAAAAAGGTTTAAAGTTTGATGCAGACTATTATTATTTCGTGGTTAATTCCGCAAACATTTTAGATAGTCACAATGATATGCACGTTGATGGTAACTGGGAGAAGACTAAAAAAGAAAGACAAGGTAAAAATTATTTAGTTTTAGAACATAAAACTATAATTGACAATATAATTGCAATGCCTAAAGATATTGAAATGATTACTGCAAAAGTTCCTTTTTCTTTATTAGGTAAATCATACGAGGGCGAAACTTATAGTTTAATTTATAAAGTCGCCAAAGATAAAATATATCACGATAAAATAAAAGATTTATTAGATAAAGGTCACAATTTAGAAGCATCTGTTAGAATGCAATACGTTAAAATAGAAAGTGCTTATAATTCAAATGGTCCTGAAAACTCAAAGCAAAAAGCAAATTACGATAAATATTATCCATTAATAGCAAATAAAGAAGACCATGAAGAAATAAATTATTTTTGGATAGTTTTAGAGGCAAAAAATGTATTAGAATCCTCACTTGTATTATTTGGTTCAAATAGTGCAACTGGGCGAATAGATAATAAAACCGAGCCGACAGAAGTCACTCAACCCGAAATAAAAGAAGAGCCAGTTATTACAACTACTCAAAAACAAAAAAGAGTATTAATTTTTTAATTATTTAAAATGGAATTTAAAACACAAAAAGAATTGTCAGAAATGACAGAGGCAGAGGTTAATAAATACCAAGCCGAATTAGAAGCACACAGAACAGAAACAATGAAAAGCCAAGTTTCTGATGCTGTAAAAAATGCTATTGCAACCGCAACCGAAAATCTAAAAGAATTTTTAGGAGAAGAAATTGCTGGACAAATTGCTGAAATTACAAGAAAAGGAAATTCTGAAAAATCATCTTTAGTAGATGAAATTAGAGAAAACAAAGACAAAATTAAGTCTATTGCAAAAGGTGACAAAAACGTTGAAGTTGTAATAAAAGCGTTATCTAATAGAGCGAGTATTACAAATAATACTGAATCTGTAAGATTGTCTGGAATAGGGCAATTAGGTGTTAAACTAAGAGCTTTATATGATTTATTCCCAAAAGTACAAGTTGGAGACGGGAACCATAACGGAACAATATCTTATATAGATTGGGATGAAGCCACAACAGTAAGAGCTAGTGCAATTGTAGCAGAGGGCGGAACGTTCCCTGAATCGACCGCTAAATTTGTTGAGTTATCTAAAAAATTACAAAAAATTGGAGATACTTTGCCTGTAACAGAAGAGTTTATGGAGGATGAAGTATTAGCAAGTTCTGAATTATCTAAATTTGTAGAAATAAATGTAAACACTGTTATTGATACAAAAATAGCAGTTGGGGCTGGTGGTTCCTCTGATATTGAAGGATTATTTACAGTTGCACCAACTTATACACCTGTTGCAAGTGGAATTACAGATGCTAATATTAAAGATTTGGTAAGAAAAATGAGAACATCAATTGTAAAAACAAGGGGTTCAAAATATATGCCTAACTTTGTGTCTGCTAATTCTGATACTATTGACAGATACTTTTTGAAAAAAGATGGAGAAAACAACTATATGTTTAATTCGGAAACTGGAGCAATTGCTGGTTTAACAATTGTTGAAGACAACAATTTAGCAGATAACACTTTGGTTGTTGGAGATAGCCGTTATGGTACTATTTATGAAAAAGGTGGAGTAGTTTTATCAGAAGGTTATGGAGATGGTCAATATGTTGCCGATATGAAAACTATCAAAGCGAGAGTTAGAATGTTGTTTTTAGTGAGAAATGTTGATAAAACAGGTTTCTTAAAATGTACTAACATAACTTCTGCATTGGGAGTATTAGCATCGTAATAATGAAAATTGTATTTATTGAAGATTTTTCTGTAAATAAAAAAGGTGATGTAAAAGAATTTAGCAAAGATATTGCGTATATTTTTATAAATGAATTGAAAGTTGCTACTTTGTTTACGGAGAATGAAACTAAAGAAAAACCAAAAAAAGAACCTAAAAAATAATGTATTTAATAGACAAAACATATTTTAACGGAATTTTGAACATTCCAAATATTTACGAGGTTAATTCAAATGAATTAGACAACCTCAATAAAAATATTGACAAATATGTTCGTTTATTTATGCAAGAATTTTTAGGAGTAGAATTATTTATTGATTTTGACAGCCATATTACGGGGGGCTTGCTAGACGCAAACGCTCCCCAAAAATGGAAAAATTTAGTAAATGGGGTAGTTTATACATTGAACGATAAAACATTTAAATGGAAAGGTTTAATTTATACGGAGGGGGCTATAAACACAAGTTTATTATCAAATTTCGTGTATTATATTTCATATCAAAATAGTATAAATTCTAGTGTGGGGCAAGTTGTGGTTAATCCGAGAAATGCAGAAAATATAAATCCTAGCGAACATTTGACAAGAGTTTGGAATGAATTTATAGAAATGTATCAGGGGAGTAGTGCTTCAAATCCAATTCAATATTTTCACAATGGAGCATTATTTTATGATAATTATAATAATAGACAAAGTGGTTTTGTTTCTTTGTTGCAATTTGTAACGGATAAAAAAGCAGATTATGAAACTATAATAGCACCTTGTATGGATTTTAAAAATAGGTTTGGTTTATGATTGTAGCAATGGCATTGTCCAAAGTATTCGAGAATTTCATAATTAATGTAAATAATACTAATATTAATGTAAATTTTTACTTTGGAGACCAAAAAGAATATAATATTTGGATTGCTGATAAAATGAAAAGCAATTCTCAAAAATATCCTTTGATTTGGTATGTTTTAGCACCCAATGAAAGACAAAAAAACGGAACTATTAACATTGATAGTCAGTTAATTTTATTCATGGGTACAAAGCAAAATTACAACAATGTAGAAAGGTATTTTCACAATTACAAGACTTATCTAGAACCTTTGCAAACTGCTATTAATAAATTACTAGAAAAACACCCAAATATTATTTTACACGAAAACCCGATAAATAATTTTGACGAGCCAAATTTTGGAAGCGGGAACAATGCGGAATTTAATAAAATCAATTCAGCAACTAATCCAAAAAATATAAGCATTGATATTGTCGATGCTAGAATTTTAAAAATTAAATTAAATATAGATGCTAACTGCATCTTAAACAATTAAAAAAATAAAAAATGATATTACAAAATTTAGGAGACTGCTCCATAGGAGTTGCTGGAACAGGAATTGCAAAATGTTCAAATCTTCAAAAAGGAAACCCGATAGGTGGATTTTTTGTAGATAAAGGAACAAAATTAACGAATTTAAACAAAGCAACATTAGATACTTTGTTATTAGCGGGTAAATTACATAGTGTAATTTATGCAACAGGTTATGAAATGCGTGATATGGAAGACCAATATGCCACAAGTTCAACATTATTTCAAAGCAAAGTACAAGACGCAAAACCAACAGAAACATTTAAGTATTGGCTAGGTAATTGTTTTTACACAAATATAAAAACATTAGAAAGTTATAATGAATATGATTTTATAAAAGTATTTGAAAAAGGTATAGAGCTTGTAAATCATTCATCTACACAATTAAAAGGTTTTGATTTAGGAATGGTAACTATTCCACATTACAAAGAGCAAGTAGGAACAGAACCAGCAGAGGCTACTTTTAAAATACAATATGTTAAACCAGAAGAAATGCACTCTAAAAGAATATTTTACCTTTTTGATAATTTAGATTTTGATTTAAGTGATTTTAAAGGAATTTATCAAACTGCTATTAAAGTAGTAAGCAATACAGGTGGAGTTTTAAAATTAAAAGTAGTAGATAATTGTAATAGTTCAATAGATTATACAGGAGCAATCCCAGCGGTTGCTGGTTCATTCGCTTTAACTGGCGGAACTATCACAACAGTTGCTTTGACTGATGGCAATATCGTAATAAATTACACGGGTTCAGCGACTGGAGTAAGATTAAACATTGTTGAAGATGTGAACGGAAACTTCTACAAAAGTGGTGTTACTGCATTATCGTAAAAAGAAATATTTTAGAACAAAAAAGCCCTCTCAATCTGAGGGGGTTTTTTATTAAAAATTATGTTTTATAACAAACAACTTATTAAGGCTCAAAATGAATTAAAAGAAATTGAAACTAATATCGAAGTTTTAATAATGTTTAATTCTAATAATATTAAAAACAAAATAGTAAAGCGGTGGAGTTTTGGGCGTGGCGTGAATGGTGGAGAAATAGGCAACTATCGAAATAGAGATTACAAAGCATTCAAAGTTTCTAAAAATCCTCAGGCAAATGGTAGCGTGGATTTAATTTTAACAGGCTCTTTAAGTGAAAAAATATTTATTTCACAAGTTGGAGACGTTTTTGAAGTCAAATCAAATGACTATAAATTTTTTGATATTGGTAAAAAATACGGATTTGAACAATTTAATTTAACAATTCCAGAAACTAATCAATTAATACAGGAATTGTATTATAAAGTTATGGAGGAATATACCAGAAATGTATGGCAAAAAGTGTAAAAAAAACAGAAAAAAAAATAACAGAAACCCAACCTTGTATAACTTGCGGTAAGCAGTTTGCAAATGATTTTTTCAGCGTTGTGGAACGCAAAAAGTTAGAATATGAAAAATTTAAAATCGAATATTATGTTTTCAAAAATAAAGATAATGATTGGGCAATTGCTGAAAAAGTTAGTTTTGATATTCTCAAAGAAAAAGAAAACATTACCGAGTACTTTCATATCCGAGAATTTGAACCTAAATAAAATTAATATTGCGGTTTGGTTTGAAGTATTAGAAACTGGAAATATTGGTTTAATTCCAGATTGCACACCTGAAATATTTGAGAAATTATACGATGATTTTTTCACAAAATTGGATAACAAAGAAGCAAAAAATCATTTAGATAAAAATTTCAATAAATATAAATTAGCATTAAAAACAGATATAATTATAAAATGTTATGAAAATTTAAAGACTATTTATAATCACGGATATAAATTAGAAAATGCAATTGAATTGGAACAGAAAATTATAAGTACTATAAATTTATTGCACCCAAAGGCAAAAATAATAGGAACTATTGAAAATAAATTATTTGTTGTGGTGCAATTAATTACAATTAATAAAAATGATTTTGAACGTATTGAAATTAAAGAAAAAAGCGAAAAATCATTTAATTTCATGGAGCAAGTCGTAAATATTGAATTATCTTTAAATTTTAAAATTGATACCGAAAATACAAGTGTTGAAAAATACATTTATTATATAAAACAAGCACAATTAAAATCAAAAGCATTAGAAAATGGCAGAGGTAAAAGATAATATTTTAGAGTTAAATAAGGTATATACTGCCTTAAATACTACTATTACAGAAAACATAAAGTATTTAGAAAAGGGAGCGACTGCCGTTGAAAAATACAACAAAGTAATTTCAATGAAGCCAAGCGATTACTCAAAAGGTATCGCTGAAATAAATACCAAAACAAAACAATTAGAGCAAAGCCAAAAAAATCTAGAAGCAACGGAAAAGAAGTTGCAACAAACTAGACTTCAAGAAATAAGATTACAAAAACAAAGAGAAAAAGCGTTTGATAACTTTGATAAAAAATTACAGGCAACTAATAAACAAATTGAAAAAGAACAACAATTACTAGAAAAATCAAACTCAATTTACAACAAAGTACAGCAAAAGGTAAATGCTTTATCAAAAACTTATAATGATATTGCTATTAAAAAAGAATTAGGTTTAAAAATAAGTGCAAAAGAAGAAGCACAATTATCTTCATTAGAAAATAGATTAAACAAATATCAAACAGCTTTGTATAATGTAGATGCTGGAATTGGTAAGCATCAAAGAAATGTTGGAAATTATGCTGGTAGTTTTAATGGTTTAAGTAACTCAATAAATCAAATAACAAGGGAGCTTCCAGCATTTACTTTTTCTGCACAAACAGGATTTTTAGCATTATCAAATAATATTCCAATATTAACAGATGAAATTGGGCGATTGATTGATAAAAATAAGGAATTAGCAAAACAAGGACAACCAGTTAAAAGCGTTTTCAGTCAAATATTAGGTAGTTTATTTTCTTTGCAAACTGCAATGGGATTAGGTATTTTAGCATTTACTTTGTATGGAAAAGAAATAGGAGCTTTTGTAACTAATATTTTTAAAGCAGGAATTGGTATAAAAACATTTGCCGAACAACAAAATCAATTAAATGATGCGTTAAAAAAAGGAAATGAAAATGCTGGAGAAGAAATAGCAAAATTAGATGTTTTATATAGAAAAACTACAGATGTAAATTTGTCAATTAATCAAAGAAAAAAAGCCGTTGATGAATTACAAGAATTATATCCGAATTATTTTAAAAATATCAAAGATGAAACTATTTTAAATGGACAAGCTGAAAAATCTTATTATGCTTTAAGAGATGCAATATTATCTAAATATATGGCAGATGCAATAGGACAACAATTGCAAGAAAACGCTACAAAAAGATTTAAAGAAGAATACGCATTAATAAAAGATATTAATTTTTTAAAATCTAAAATAGAAAAAGATTATACGAAAACTTATATAAATGAAGCTGGAGAAAGGGTAAAAGTAATTGATAGTTATTATGAAGACTTGTTTAATGCAGAAAATAAATTAAAAAATATAAGGACTTCAAGAGAAAAAGATGATACTTTATTGTTAAAAATGCAAGGAGAATATTTAGAAAAATCAAAA